AGAAGACCCACCTCGCGGCTCGGACCCCCCCCGGGGGGGGCCTACAACCCCATCTACGACGCCATCCTGGCATACGTCCCACCCGGGACACTACCGCGCCCATGCCCCCTCCTGTACAGTGAAGGATTCGGCCCGACGTCCCACGACGACGGCCAAGTCGCCCAACCGCACAAGCCCCCGCGTATCGGTCCAGCATAGCCACACCTCGCCCGGCCAGGCCCTCGACACCCGGCGCCCACCGACCGTGGGCCGTTGGCCAGCATCATCGGCGGCGAGGATCTGCGCGCGCACCCGTCGCGCCTCGCGGTCGTCCGTCATGGCTTCACCCTCCTCGCGGGACAATCGGCGCCCCCTCCCATCCTGCCGCACGCGGCGCACCGGCCGCCGAGGCTTGCCAGGGGGATGCAGGGCCACCTCACATCCCACCCCCTCGAGTAGCTACAGCGACCAGGACCGCGACCCCGGCCAGGAACACACCCGAGCCGGCGAGCAGGGCCGCCAACACAACGAACGGCGCCAGGTCGGTCCGTGTCATTGGTGTCACCGTTCCCACCGGTACGGACAATCGCCATCAATACAGGCCTCCTCCATGGCCTCGAGTGCGTGCATCGCCTCCGCTGAGGTGGTTTGAGTTGTCGCGATTACCAGCCGGCTACGGTCTAATTGTTCGCGCAATTCTGCCACGACGGCCAGAAGGTTGCGCACGTGCAGCGCTCCCAATTCCGCCGGGGCAGAGACCTTCAACCATTCCCATGCATTTCTCTCCTTCATTGGGTTCGCTCCCACCGGAATTTGACCTGTAGCGGGTGTTTGTCGATCCTCGGGCGTGATTTTCGGTTCCACGACCCACCCCCGGCTTTGCCGATGCAATGCCACCCGGCACCACGCAATGACGCGCCACCTTCCTCGGGCAGAGTGTAGGTGACAATTTTTCGGCCGCCCATCGCGCGCCAAGCTCGCCACGCAGCTCCAAGGAGCTTGCTGCAAGCGTTCGATGTCCCATCGGTCGCGACCCGCGTCACCTCGGCGGTGAATCCGTCATTCAGCATACGCGCAACCGGGGGACCCACGATGGCGACACCTACACACTTATTTCCAATCGCCACCCCAATTGAAAACCGGTGAGCAACAACCGGGCGATGGTGCCGGTGCCACTGAGCAACCAGGGCATTAGCCTCGGCGAGTGTCACCGGGAACAATTCCAATTTCGGCTTGGTCTGCTTCATCCGTCCATCCTCCTCACCTGGGGCAACCTAGCCAGGGTCGGCGCATCGTTGGCGCCCGTGGGTGCCCTGGCCTCGAGGCGAGCGCGCCGGGTGCCCTCGACCTGACGAGACGCCGCCGCCGCAAGGACGCGGGGCTTCGCCGACCGATAGGCCCCTCGGAACGAATGCCGCGCCGTCGTGATGGGCTCGCGGTTGCCGCGCCAGTTGGCCGCGTCGAGCCACGCCTTGGGCCCGCCGATGGCCTCGAGGGCTTGCAGGGCTGCCTCGCGTCGAGCCGGGGGCCCGTCGAGGCGCGAGCCGATGAGACGACGCAGGGCAGGTACCAAGCCGCCCACGCGACCCGCTGGGGTGTCGGCGTCCTCCTCGGGCACCATCGCGGCCCATTGCTCGGGGGTGCCGTGCAGGATGACCACCGCGAGCGAATCAACCACCCGCTTCACATCGCCCCAGGCCTCGTCGGCGTCGTCGAGCATCGGGTCGACCCGGCCAGGCACCCGGGCGAGGATGTGCCCCGGTTGCGGGTACCGGCCGCATACCTTGGGGTCGCGCAGGTAGGCAGCCAGAGCCTGCCCGAGGGCGTCGTCGGTGACGTCCTGGGTCAGGTTGAACCAGAGGGTCGCTACCCGCTCACGGGCCAGGGCTCGCACGTCAGGCGCGTGGGCGTCGAGTGACTTGGGCGCGCCTTTGTAGGGGTCGAGTAGTCCAGCGGCCTCGAGGCCTGCCAGGAACGTGGCGATACCGGTTTTGGTGGTCATCGTTCTATCCTCCTCAGAATTTCAGATTCAACCAGTCTTCGGGTGTACGGATCGGCGGCTTCCATCCTCGCGGTGGTTGCCCATTGACGGCGACGGCCGCCGGCCAGTCGGTGGCGGGTTTGCCGGCCTCGGCCCATTGCAGAGCGACGGCGACGCGGTCGGCCCATCGGGTCGAGGCGGTGAGCGTCTGGACCGAGCGGGAGCGGTCGACACCGTCGACCCATCCCTCGGCGCGGACGTCCCGAGCGAAAAGCGGGTGGGGGCATCGGTGCGCGGCCTCGGCGACGAGTCGCGCGTCGGTGAGCCACTCGGCGAGGTCGGGCCATTCGAGCGCCCGGAGTAGGGCGACAACCGACCGGGCCGTCGTTCGTGGCACAAGGTCGGGGATGCGGCGCCCGGTGCCCTCGATGCCTCGCCAGGGTCGGCCGGTGATGCGGGCCACGGACTCGCCTACTGCGTTCGCGAGATCCGTCCGATCGACCCGTTTGGGGACCACTCCCCACTTGGACGGGGCGCGGGGTGGGGCGTCGGTGGCCCTCTCGTCAACGCTACGGGGTCGCCGTTGCGGTTTAGGGGGTGACCCTATGCCCTGACCCTCGGACGGCGCCGCGGGGCGCTGTAGGGCTATCAGGGCTTGCGGCTGCGTCTGGCCTGGTCGGCTGCAGCCATGCGGCGGCGCATCAGTTCGACCCGGGCCCGGGTGGCTCGGGGGCGCATCCCGAGGGCCTTGAGCAGTTGGGCTTCGGTTTGGGCGGATTCGGTTTGGCGAGGGGTGAGCGGTAGGCGGTTCGGGTTCAGCATTGGTGGTCCTGGTTGGATGAGAGGGGCCGTCGCCGGCCCCCGGCGACACTCACTGTGTCGGTGTTCGGTGTTCGGTGTTCGGTGTAAGGAAACGCGCGCGTAGTGCTCCGGTTCTACTCCGCTCCTGCTCCGGTTCTACTCCGCTCGAGCGTTGCCACGACGGGGCCCGGCGCCTCGCCGCGTCGAGCAGGGCCGCGCAATCGGCGACGTGTAGAGGGTCGGCCCATCGGTCAAGGTCGGCGCGCAGGTTCCGAGCTTGGCGCGCGCTCCAGCCCCACCGACGACGCAGGGCGGCCTCGGTTGGTAGGCCTCGGGCCTCACCCAGCCGGGCGCGATCGGCCCACCACCTCAAGTCATTAACGGCGCAGGCCTCGGGCCAGGGTTTCGGGATGTGTTCAACGGCTACCTCCCAGGCCGCCGGCACCCCTGCATAGAATCCGCCCACGTCACACCTCGAGAAAAGGCCGCCCCGTCCCTGCTACCAGACAGGAACGGAGCGGGGGCCCGTCGGGCCGCTTTGATTGATTGCCGCTGGTAGTCGGCTGTCCTGGTGAGCGTACCGAGTCGCGCGTCGGAAGTAAAGCCCGGCGCGCTACCCCCAAAGCTCCAATTGCCCCGCCTCGACCCTCGCCACCCGTTCGGCCTCGGCCCTGCGTCCGGCCTGCCACACCTCGACCGCCCGGTCGCCGTGCTCGGCCCACCACGCCATACGGGCCCGCGCAATCCGCGCGAAGGGCTCGGCCTCGGTGTCGTTAAGTTCGGCCCCGGCGAAGCCGACCCCCTCGAGGCCGGCGGCGATACCGGTGGTCCCCGAGCCGGTGAAGGGGTCAATCACCACCCCATCGGGCGGGGTGACCAACCTGACCAACCATCGCGCGAGGTTGACGGGCTTGACCGTGGGGTGAGTGTTCCGGCGCCCGTCCGACGTCCGACCGGCCCCAGCCCTCGGGGTGAGCCCAGCAGACCCTTCGGTCCGGTTGGTTAACTCCCCCGCATTCCTGAGCGGCAGGCCGTCGCACCCGGCCTCACGTTCCGCGGTGGAGGCCTTGGGGCAATAGTAGAGGTTTGCCGGCCATCGTCCGAGCGCGTGGTCGGTCGCATACCTCGGCGGCATCGGTGACCAGTCGACGACGTTGGGCGCGCGGTCAGTTGTGGGCCAGTCGCCCTTTCGGCCATCGGGCCCAACCCAGCCCCGGTCTCCCGCCGCAAACCGGCACCCGTCGATGTTGAGCGCGCCCGTGCCCCACTTCAGCACGTTCCGGGCGATCGACCCCTCGCTGATGGGCTTGCGGACCAGTAGCCAGGGCTCTATCGCCGGTTTTAGTGCGGTTCCCCACCCTTCCCACTGGCGCGCGGCGTCGGTGACTGGTCGGCCGTGATTTACCACCGCACGACTGCGCCCTGTGTCGTCATATATGCACGGCGACATCTCGATTGTTACCCGATCCGGCCGCATATGCCCCCAGGTTCCTTTGCGAGCGTTTAGGCGGCGGACAAGCTCGTCGACAAATGGCGGGGGCGATTGGTGCCCAAACATCCCCACCAATCGGCGCCACTGGTCGACAGTAGGCACCGACGGCTGCTTTGCTTGTGTCGTCCAGTGGCCCGCCATACCGGCGAACCCAAAAGCGGCATCGATGTCCTGATTGGTTAATCCCGCATCATCACGGGCGCGGGCTATCCAGTCGGTCACTTGCAACACCTCGGCGCGATCGTCGCGAATTTGGTCAATCGCACGGCCAACCGACATCGATTTTGGGAACCCGGACCAGTACGCCCAGCCCCCGCAGTCTCTCACCTCAAACCCCGCCAACCGCAGGGCCACCCCCATCACGTCGACCGTCCTCTGACCGGCGAAGACGACAGCGTGCCCGCCCGGCTTGAGCACGCGCCAAACCGCCCGCCAATACCGAGGGCCAGGGATGAAGGCGTCCCACGACCTACCCATGAATCCGCCCCCAGCGACCTCGACAGCCTCACCGGCAAGCCAGGCACGTAGCACCCGATCGATCGGCGGAGGCTTGCCCAGGCCGTAGGGCGGATCGGTCACACAAGCGTCCACCGAGTCGGCCGGGAGCCCGGCCAGCCACTCAAGGCAATCGCCGTGATGGACGGCGCCGCTCACGACCCACCCCCACACCGCTCACAACCCGCCGCCGACTCGACCAACCGCTCGAAGCGGTCCGTCCCGCTTTCCCCCTCGCGGCGCATGGCCGCCCACCGTTCGGCGACCTCGCGGGACACCCGAAACCCGAGCCGGACCCCGCGCCCGAGGCGGGGGCGCCCCGGGCCGCGCTTGTTCTTGTCCGTCATCGTGCCACCTCGACGAGTCGGCGGTCGGTGTCTGGTTGCTCCTGCCGATGCCGCGCGAGGCACCGCACGGCGGCCTCGAGGTCGGGGTGCCGGTGGCCACATTCGCCAGCCACGGGGCCGGCGGTGGTGTAGTAGCGGGTCCGGATTCGGCGGCGCTTCATTGCGCGCCCCCGTCGTAGATGATGCACAAACACCACATCGGGACCTTTACGCCCATCGCGCTGATCGTCCGCTTCACAACCCGATATCTCTCGGGCATCCCGTCGCGGTCGCGTTGGGCGCAGAGGCGAGCACGGCACGCCTCGGCGGCGTCCTTGTTCGTGAAGGGCCAGACAGTGACATCGGGCTCGCAATAGGCGCCAATCGGGTCGCGTTCGGGGTTCATTGCGCCCCCTCGAACTCAGCGATCCGCAGGGCGAGGCGGTCGGCCTCAGGTACGCGCCCACGCCACGCCGACGGGGTGCGGGTGTGCGCCGTGGTCCAGTTGCCCGAGGGCGTCGTCTTGTAGATGGTGCCGGCGGCGTCGACGCCGACCAGGGCCTCGAAGGCGCCGGTCCGGGTGTGGCGCCGGCCGAGGTGGTACACACTGACGAGGTCGGCCTGCCCTTTGGGGGTGCCTGAGCGACTGCGCAGGGTGACGGTGCGGGGTGTCGTGGGTTTCATGGTTGCTCCTGTGGTGCCGGCGGGCCGGCGATGCGGGCCCCGAGGGGCCCAGGTGGGGGTTACTCTTCGTCGTCGCATGAGCACGACGGGTCGGGCCTGCCACAGTCCCCGCATGTGGCCCCTTCCCAGAGGGCGGCGCCGCGGTAGTGGTAGAATTGTTCCGCAGCGCACCGCATAGAGCAACAGACCGGATCGTCGGCGGGCCATCGTAGGCGGCGCTTTTCGCCACATGATGCACAGTGCTTCATGGTGTCTCTCCTGTGGTGGGGGCCCCGAGGGGCCCCGGTGGGTGGTGGGGCCCCGAGGGGCCCGGTGGGGCCTACGCAGCGCTGTCAGCGTGAACCCACCAGCGGGTGGGCTCGGGGCCGGCTGCCCACGAGGCGATCAACCTGGCGTCAAAGGGGTTGCCGCCGCAAAATACGTGCTCCCCGCCCGCTTCGGCGTACCGCTCGCCCCACATCATGCAAGCGTCGTTATAATCGGCCTCGTAGCGATCCCACTGGGCCAGAGCCATGCACAACGCAAGCACGTGACGCACGCTGGCGTAATTTCCGCACATGTCGCTGTGATGGCGGCCGCCGCGGTCGCGCTCATCGACGAAGTTGCAGGTCGCCATCCGGCGCAGGTCAGCGCACATGGCGCGGCCGCCCAGGATGGCCCGGTATAGGTCGCGCATGGCGTGAGTATCCATGGCGACGGGGGCGTCCCATGCGTCGCCGCGCCACGGCAGGCAGCGTAGCAGGCGGCTTCCTGCGTCCTGACCGCGCAAGTCAAGCTCCACGGTGCGGTCAATGGCGAGCTTGCCGATCTCGGCGGTCAAGGCATCGGCGGTGGCAGCGATCAGGGCGGACATGGTCATTGTTTGCTCCTTCTCCGGCTCCCCACAATGATGATACTTGACGTCACCAATATCAATAGCTGACGCCAAATAAAGTGAAATTAGCCCGCCCTCAAACCCGCACCACTCGCGCAAGACCCCCTTGACACCGAATAGAAGCGACAAGCGCCAACCCAAAAGAAAATTTGACCGGCTCACCGCCCCCGTACCGGTACCACCCCGCCGCGAGCCCGTGCCGATGATGCCCCGGCGGCCACATCGCCTCGACGACGACCAGCGCCGGCCAAAGTGACAATTGCGTCATCGGTTCGGCCATTCGGCGAGGCGTCCGTACAACGCGAGGCAAGCCGCGTCGACGATGCCGTCGTGGGGCACCCGAAACCGGCCCGGGGTGAGGCTCAGGCGCGGCAAGTGCCGCCGCACATAGGCGAGGGCGTCGGCCTTGGCCTGGCCCCTCCTGAGCGGTAGCCCGAGGCCCCGGCGCCAGGTGTCCGGGGTGACCTCGACGACGTCGCCCACGGTACAGCGGAGCACGGCGCGCACTTCGCCGAAGGATCGGTGCATCCCCGCGACCGCCTTGGCCGACCGGGCACCCCCAGGCCGCTCGATATAGGCGATGACGTCGCCCGAGGCGACCTCGGCCCACCGCTCGAGGAGGTCGCGCAACCGCTCGGGGTGGTTGTGGTAGCCCCCGGCGCCGTTGGCCGTGGCGGCGAGCGCGCCGACGTGGGCCGCCCCGAGGGCGACGACGGCGCCACGGGCCCCAGTGTCGACGCCGAGGATCATGGCGCGCCCGGGTCGACGGCCGGGTCGACGAGGTCGGCCGTGGCTACACCCAACCGGCCCGCGATGACCGGCAACCAGTCGGCCCGCACCGACGACTGGCCGGCCTCGATACGGCCCAACTGTTGCCGCGAAATCCCGAGGCACCGCGCGAGGTCGACGACTGACACCTCGGCGGCGCGCCGAGCTTGGCGGATCCTTTTACCTGTAGACATACACACCTCCAATTGGCCCGACGGTATCAGGAGGGGCGGCACCCGTCAATCGTGGCGCGTCGCTTGACACATCGCGCGGGGCGTGTTCATTTGTCGCCGGAGGTCAAATGCACGAACACATC